GGTATATAGATTTCTATCTATATACCATGCTATTGTGTTTTCTTGCTCGATTACAAGAGCGTCTTTTACGTTATTTTGTTGATACATGCTAACTTATATATTATATATTTTGAACTGGCAATGTTTCAACCAGGTACTTATATAATATGTCAGCGCAATGATCATTATTATAATAAAATTAATAAATTGTTAAAACCCTTTATGTTTTGTGTCGTTAATACAAATCACGTTTATAATTACATATTAAGATCACAAAGATACGTGTTATTTGTATTTTATATCTATATAAATTTTTATAATATCGTTAAGGATTTAATTTTGAATAATTACCCTTGTTAGTAGCGCAATTGCTAATTTGGGATTTATATTACAATGGCCCTTACACTATCAACCATACCCTACGCTTGTACCCATTTAAACATGCATTTATACGAGGTGTCGTGTGCAGCGAACCCACCATATCACTGTATGGGGAATAAATACAAGTATTGTAAGATAGGATTGAGTTTTTATGTGTAACTTAAATTGAACAGCCTCTCCGAGAGTACGTCTCGTTGTCTATATCAAGAGAGTGTGCGTTTTTAAAGTTATTCTTAATTCAAAAATAAAATATTTATTTATATATAAATTACAAATACAGATCGCAAAAAAAACAAAAATTTTACTATTTCATGCAACCATAAGTACAACCAAATCTTGTGGACAAAAAACGGTAAATTGCGATGGACTTTTATCAAGATTTCTTGGTAAAAATAAAATTATACAGGATACCCCTGTATTACCACGTGCTGCTAGAAAATATACAACTGTTGTCGATCATCGACCAGCTTATATTTATCTAAAAACAGGCACAATTTCAGTAGGTAAACAATTTACATATATTAGTGAAATATATGAATTTGTTGATCTAAAATTTTCTACTAGAGGTAGAAAATATAAAGATGAAGCTTTTAATGCTCCAATACCTAAATACACTTTATATCATGGTAATAAACCATTACCAAGAAGAAAAATAGCATTAAGAGAATATAATATCAAAAATAAAGATACTATTAAAATAGAATTATCACTTTTAATTGGTGGATCATCATTATCTAAACTAATTCGCAAAGATTATATTTTAGGACCTGGTAGATATTTATTTGATGAAAGAAAATTAAGAAATAAATTACATAATAAATATATTTATACATCCAATTTTGAATTTTTCTTTATTGATAGAATGTTTACAAATGATTATTCCGAGGATTTTCACATTGAGGAATTACGATTAAATATAGTCGATAATTTTTCTGGATTTACATTACAAAATGGAATGTATACAAAAATATTATATAATTATTTCCTAAATGGAAAAGAAGAATATATTAAAAAATTAATTGAAGATGTTATGATTCTATTGAATGGTCTTAAAAGATGTTATGATAATAATTATGATAAATCTTTTATTGTAGAATATTCAATAATTTTTATTAAATTGAGAACAAATAAATCTATAATTTCATTAATAGAAAAATCAAATTTAATTGAGTATATAACAAAAACTCTAAATAAGAGCACAAAATTTACTATGGAAACTTTTGAAGATAATATTGGTAAGATTAGAAATAATGTTCAAAATATTTCCAAATTAAAGAAAAGTAAATTTGCTAAATCATTATATAAAATTGGTATGTTTGCAATGTCGATTTCACTTTTTGATTCATTAGGTTTAACTTTGGATAAACTTGGCTATACACAATTTGAACAACAAGTTATTAAACATAAGTATAAAATTGATAATGATATGATGTTAAATTTATTGGATGGCTTATTATTCTTAGTTGAAAAAGGTTACCAAACTATTAAAACAGGATCAATAGATTGTATTTTTCACAGTTCTAGAACATATTCAGAATTGTATGATACTGTTATGGATTTAAAGCAAAAACAACATGCTTTATGTAATCCACAAGCTTTTGGTTTTACAGAAGAATGGTATTTAAAAACATTAGATGATACTATTGCTCAATTAAAAAGTGTTAGTAAATATGCTGAAGATATTAATGATATTGAACTTCGACAAATAAAATCTTTTATAAATGATTTAACATTAATTAGAATTAATAAAGTTATAAAATCAGTAGCACAAGAAACTAGAATGTGTCCTTTTGCTATATTATTCTATGCTAAGCCAGGTGTTGGTAAAACATCATTAACTAAGATTGCTTATCAACATTTTGGTAAAACACATAGTTTACCAACAGAAGATTGTTATATGTACACTAGAAATCCAGTAGCAAATTTTGCTGATGGTTTCAATACTAGACATTGGTGTTGGTTACAAGATGATATAGCTTTTAAAAAATTTGAAGCCACACAAGGTGGTGATGTTACAACTAATGAATTAATACAATTATGTAATGGTGTACCATTTACACCTGATCAAGCTTCTATTGAAGATAAAGGAAAAATTCCAGCTAGACCAAAATTAGTTATAGGTACAACAAATGTTAAAGATCTTAATGCTTTTTATTATTTTAGTTGTCCTAGTGCATTACAAAGAAGATTACCATTTATTGTCACAGTTGAAGTTAAACCAGAATATCAAAAAAATGATGGATCAGAAATGCTTGATTCATCAAAAACAAGTTATAAATCAGGTGAGTATCCAGATTATTGGATACTCACAGTTTCCAAAGTTGTTGTTCCTAAAGAATTGAGAGCTTTAGCTAAATTTGTTCCAGTTATGAAAACTGATAATATTTATGAATTTTGTAGATGGTTATCAATAGAATCACATAAACATTTAGAAGAACAAAAACAAATGCTTAATTCACTCAAGGATTTAAATGAAATCGAAGTTTGTAAAAATTGTTTTTATATATCAACTAAATGTACTTGTCAATTACAATCAGGTTCTAATACTTGGCTTGAAACTTTTATATTATTTATATTCACATTATATGTTACAATTATCAAAGTTATACTTAAACATATTATATCACAATTTGGAAATTATATTTATTACACAATTAAACAAAAAATAATTAATTTACATTCTGAAAAATTTGAAATTTTATTAAATAAACAAATTTTTTCAGATTTAGGTGATAAAATTAAAAATAAAATATCTTATCCAAATTTATTTAAATTAATAGCATTAACTTTAGGTTCAAGTGTATCTTTATATAAAATATATCAATATTTAAGACCAAAAGAAGATGATACCACTTTGAATTCAGATGAATTTAAACCTAAACAATTAGAATTGGAGAGAGAGAATCCTTGGATAATTTCAGATTTTAAATTAAATAATATTGATTTGACACCTTCTATTATAAGTTCTAAACAATTTGTAAAAGAAGAAATTAATAATGTTATATCAAAAAATGTAAGTTTTGCAAGAATATATGATGATGTAGGAAAGAAATATTATACTAATAATATATTATGTTTAAAAGGTAATATTTATATAGCTAATGCTCACTGGTTTAATGCCACAAAAATATGTAGATATAAAATTGAAATTATACACAATGATATTGGAGATGGTGTTAATAATACTAATGTAATATATTTAAATAAAGATGATATTCTATTTGATAATTTGAAAGATTTAGCTTTTTTCATATTACCAGGTTTAGTACCTAAAAAGGATATTACAAAGCTTATAGCTAAAGAGACTTTACAAACAATAAGTAGTGCATCTTTAATCATTCGACGAAATAAAGGAGAATTAAATATCTTAGATGTTAAACAAGTTAAAATTATTAAAAATAATATGGCATTAGGAGGATATGAATTTGAATCATTAATTACAATGGGATTATCAAATAATTTAACTATAGGTGGAGATTGTGGATCACCACTAATATTACATACACCAAAAGGTCATATTTTAGCTTCAATACATAGAGCAGGCAACAGTGTGCGCAATATAATGGGCATATTTTTATCTCAAGAATATATTTTAAGTAAATTAGAAAAGATTGATAATAAATACCATTTATCAAATGGTAAACCTTTACTTAGAGAAGATCATACTAAATTAAATAGCTTACATAATAAATCAGTTTTTAATTATTTAACAGAAGGTAAAGCTTGTGTTTATGGATCACTTACTGGTTTTAAATCATCTCATAAAAGTAGAGTTTGTAAAACAATTATGAATAATTTTCTTTCTAAACATGGATATGAAGAGAAAGTTACAAAACCCAATATGAAAGGATGGCAACCATGGAGATTAGCTGCTCAAGATTTAATTGAACCAGTTAATAATTATGATAGTAATATTTTAAAAGCATGTAAAAAAGCTTATTTAAATAAAATATTAAGAAATATTAAAGTTAAAGTTTTACAAGATTATGTTGAACCTTATGATTTATTCACTAGCATTAATGGTGCTAATGGTGTAGCATATGTTGATAAAATAAACAGAAATACTTCAGCAGGATATCCTTTTTATAAGAGTAAGAGACATTTTCTTAATAATATTGATCCTGAAAGAGATTTATTAGAACCTGTTGAAATAACACAAGAAATTAAAGATAGAATTAAAATTATGGAGGATGAATATTTATCTGGAAATACTGCTAATCCTGTTTTTGTTGCATCATTAAAGGATGAACCTTTAAGCTTTGAAAAAGCAGAAATGGGAAAAGTCAGAGTATTTGGTTCAGCTCCTATGGATTGGACTATATTATGTAGAAAATATTTCTTATCATTACTTCGTTTAATGAAAAATAATAAAATTATTTTTGAAACAGCTATTTCCACTGTAGCACAAAGTGCTGAATGGGGAAGATTATATGCTTACATAACTAAATTTGGTAAAAATAAAATGATTGCAGGAGATTTTAGAAAATTTGATAAAAAGATGCCTCCAGAATTTATAAGAGAAGCATTTGATATATTAATAGAACTAGCTATAGTTTCTAATAACTATACTGATGAACAAATTACTATAATGAGGGGTATTGCTGCTGATACAGCATATCCTTTAATGGATTTTAATAATGATTTAGTTAAATTTTTTGGTTCAATGCCCTCAGGAATGTTTGCAACTGTAGATATTAATTCTATAGTTAATAGTTTATATCTAAGATATACATTTGTTGATTTATATAAAGAATATATTGAAGATATTGATGATTTTGATAAAATTTTTAAATTATTTGATAATAATATTCATGTATTAACATATGGTGATGATAATGTTATAAATGTTTCAAATAATTGTAATTGGTATAACCATACTAATATTGCAAAATCTTTTAAGAAGATGGATATTGATTATACCATGGCTGACAAAAATGCAGAAAGTGTCCCATTTATACACATATCTAACGTTAGTTTTTTAAAAAGAACATGGAGATATGATTTAGATTTAAATAGTTATGTAGCTCCATTGGATCATGATTCTATTGAAAAAATGTTAATGGTTTGGGTATCTTCAGATACAATCTCTCCAGAATCACAATGCGTTGCTGTTATAAGTTCAGCAATACGTGAATATTTCTTTTATGGGAGAGAAATTTTTGAAGAAAAACATAATTTATTTAAACAATTATTGATAGAATTAAATTTAAGTATGTGCATAAATGAAACAGTTTTACCATCTTATGATGATTTAATAAAACAATTTAAAGACAATTCTATGAGATTACAAGTCCCTATGGATTCTTATAATGAGGATTTTAATCTTCAAAATGGTGAAACATCTGATAATTTTAATCAATTCTTATATATTTATATTTATATAATATCTTATTTTTATTCTTATTATAGTTTTATTAATAGTTTTTTAGATAATCAACCACCAATTTTTGCTATGCTTTTCTTTATTAGTAATATATTAATAAGAAATATAGCTCATCCTTTTTTCTTTTACTATTTTATGTTTAAAATAGTATTAAGACATAGGGCTTAAACTATAAAGTCCTTTTAAACCAAAATATAGTAATATATAATAGTTACTGTCACATACCAATTAACACTATTTATCATGACTATGTGAAGAGTGGATTATATATTTAACTCGCCTGGGCGTGTCCCAAAGTAGCTTTTTAGCTAATCTCTATATCGTACTTTTTAAGTATAGGCAAGTAGAAAAAGATAAATAGTGGTTAGTGTTATTAATTGAGTCATAACACACTATACTATATCGACTTGGAAATATAATTAAAAAACAATTGGGTTATGCTTCTTCCCAAACCAATGAAGCAAAAAGTTCTTGTTCGTCTTGTTGTAATGATATTGATGTACAAGATCAAGATTCTTTTGAATTACAATCTGATACACAAGTGGTGATTGAACAAACTCAAGTTCAAAATGAACCATCAAGTACTGGATTAGTAACTTTTGATGAAAATGAAGATGGTCAACAATTAGTGATTAAATCTGATTTATATATTGATCAATCAAATCAACCAACTAATATTGAATTGGCTAAATTTTTATCACGTCCTGTACCTATTGCTTCTTATTCTTGGACAATAGGTTCAAGTATAAGACAAACTTTTAGACCTTGGTATCTTTTTATGAATCAAACTGCTATCAAGAAAAGATTGGATAATTATCATTTGTTTAAAGGTAATTTACATTTAAAATTTGTAATTAATGCATCACCATTTTACTATGGTTGTGCTATTGCTTATTATAGACCTGATTTAGGTATACCATCAACTGTTATAACTGAGAATGCTAATCTAATTACAGCTTCTCAATTACCAAATGTATATCTTTATCCAGCTTCTAATACTGGTGCTACGATGGTTTTACCATTTATTTATCATAAAGAATGGTTAAACTTAACTAGTGCTGCTGATGTTCAAGATATGGGTGCTATTTATTTACGTGAAGTTAATGTCCTTAAAACAGCATCAACTAGTACACGACCAATAACTATAACAGTATATGCATGGTTAGAAGATTATCAATTATCAGGACCAACATTTGAATTTTCATTACAGTCTGGAACTTCAGATGAATATGGAGAAGGAATTGTATCTAAACCAGCTTCTGCTATTGCTAGAGCAGCAGGAATGTTAGAAGATGTTCCTATTATAGGAAAGTTTGCAACAGCAACTCAAATTGGAGCTTCAGCAATTTCAAGTGTTGCCAAATTATTTGGTTTTACTGATGTACCAGTCATTTCTGATGTTCATTCATTTAAACCTGACCCTTTTCCACATATGGCGTCTACTGATATTGGACAATCTATGAATAAACTCACTTTAGATTCTAAAAATGAATTATCTATAGATCCAACTATCATTGGAGCAAATACTGGAGATGAATTGAATATTAAAAATCTAACTTCAAGAGAAACTTATATTACAAAATTTACTTGGCAATCATCTGATATTCCAAATGATAGACTTTTTAATATTAGAATTAATCCTGATTTAAAAGGTGTTGTCGATCAATTAACACAATATGTATTTACACCAACTCCATTATGGTTAGTAGCAAAACAATTTTATTATTGGCGTGGTGATATGGAATATAGATTTAAAGTTATTTGTTCTAAATACCATCAAGGACGAATTAGAATATCATGGTCACCAAATGGGGATTTAGGAGCTACTGCAAATACAACCACTGAAGTTTATACAAAAATAGTAGATATATCTCAAACAACGGATTTTCGTATTACCATACCTTATATGCAACCAGCAGCTTTTTTGGAAAGTGGGGATGATAATGCTGAACAATGGGATGATGTAAATGCAATATCACCATCACCTGTAACTAGTAATGGTATTTTGACAGTAAGAGTTCTAAATGAATTAACAGCACCTACAGATGCAGCAGATGTTGATATAATAGTTTTTGTTCGTGGGGGTGAAAATCTTGAATTTATGGCACCACGATCTTTAGAATATACAGTTTCACCATTTACTACTCAAAGTGGTGTTGAATATGACAATGAAGATATAGATTATAAAGATATATCTATGCAAGATGCTATGACTCCATCAAATATTAATCTAATATATGGTGGAGAACATATTACTTCCTTACGAACACTACTTAGGCGTACAAATAAATATCGTACAGTATTATCTAATTCTACTTTAACTAGTTCTGGTTTAATAGGTAAAACTTTTTATTATATGAATCGTCTTCCCATTTCTCCTGGATTTGATCTAAATGGTATAAACACTGGTGTGGGACCCATTTCTGGTTCACCTGAACCATTTAATTGGGTAGCGAACACTACTCTAGCCTTTATAGGTCAGTGTTTTTTAGCGTGTAGAGGATCTATTATTTATACTGTTTCTCCATTAAATCCAGAATTATCTTGTGAAATGGCGATTAGTCGTCCAAGAACTTTTTTCAATATTGCTGCTTCATCATATCTTGGTATAAATAGTGAGGCAACAACAGTTAATTCTAGTACAGCATTAGATATATTTAATGTTAGAAATGGTGGTGTTGGAAGAGCTGTTACTAATAATCGTACAATGTCATCTATAACAGCCTCTATGCCATATTATTCTAAATATAAATTTAGAGGGTGTGATCCATCAACAGCAGTTTTAGGTTCATCTAATGATCATTCTTCTGTTGATATTGTTGTTATTGATATTACTCATACTCCTAAAACTAGTATTTCAGGTAATACTGAATTCGCAAATGGTAATGCATTTACTTTTTACGTTTCAGCAGGAACTGATTTTACATTCTCATTCTTCTTATTTGTACCTGTTCAATACAAATATAAATCAAGTGTTACTCCTTAATTGGACTAATCTTAAAACTCACCGGTCGGTGGTGAGTCTCTATTTATAGAGTTTGACGTTAGTCAACCATGAAGTTATATACTTTTAAGTATACCTTTTAGTAGGTTTTATGTAACTCTCATGGTTGAGAGTGAAAATTTTTACTACTAACGGGCGCCGACAACTTTTATGGTTAGCTATCGATTACCGAA